GCCGTCGACGTCTACGACGGTTAGGAGGGCGGGGTCGAGGACGCCGAAGGCGGCTCGTGCTTCGCCGAGGATGGCGAGGAGGTTGCGGATGAAGAAGTCCGCGTGGGAGTCGCTGACCGAAATGGTGGTTTGTTCGCGGTCCCAGAGCACTGCGGTGCGCAGGTCGCCGACGATGACCTTGTTGTCGGGCAGGTCCTTGACGACTACGCGGGGCAGCGACCAGATCGTGGCGGGGCCCTGGGACCAGGGTCCGTTGCCGAAGAACCGGCCGGTTTCGTCCTGCAGGAGGTCGAGGCGCTCGTCGGTTGTGGGGGAGACGAGCACGCCGGTGGACTGGCCGTACTTGCGGACCTTGGTGATTGCCTTACGCACGGACCGGATGATGTTGCGGTCAAATGCTTGGGCTTGGAGGCCGCTGGTGTTGAGGAGGCCGTCCCATTGGCCGTCGGTGGCGGAGTCGCCGTCGAGGATGTATTCCTCGATGCGCTCGTCGATACCGCGGGCGAGGAACTGGTCGATGATCGTCTTGATCTGGCCGGCGTCCGAGAGGGCCTTGCGGGTGATCGGCAGCCAGTGGGCGATCGTTTCGACGGTCGCGGTCTTTTTCAAGAACTTGAGCGTCGATTCGGGTTTGGTGCCTGAGCTGCCGGTAGCGGCGGTTGCTTCGGGCACGCCCTTGGCGGCGTTGATGGAGCCTTCGCCGATGCGCTGCTGCTGGACGTATTCGATCGTGTCCGACGTGGTTGTGCCGGTGGTGATTACGTCGCGCAGTACGAGCTGAGGGAACTGCAGGGGCTGCAGGCCGAGGTGGTCTGGCAGGACGAGGGCGCCGGCGCTGGTCTCGCGATCGCCGATTGTGACCAGGGCCTTGAGACTGCCCAGGTTCATGGCGCGGGACTGGATGCCCTTCTGGTTGGCGCTGATCTCGCCGTCGGGTGCGTAGCGGTCCATGAGCTCGGCGAATTCCTCGGACTTGAGGAACTTCTCGGCTGCGGAGTTGAAGCGGCCGGTCCGGCCGGACTTCGCGCCGTCGAGGGCCTCATCGTTGATCGCCTTGGCGGCGTCAGATGAGACGGCTTCCTCGATCTGGGAAAGCACGGAGCGGGACTTGGCGGCGCGTTGTGCGGCGTCGCGGGCGGCCTGTGCCTTGCTTGCGAGGTCGTTTAGGGTCGCCATTTCGTCGGGGGTGACGTCGCGCCCCTCAGCTTCTGCGGTGTCGACTATGCCTTTGGCTTCGGTGAGCAGGTGCTCGATCCGGCCCTTGGCTTCGGTCTTGGTGCTCATTGTGAGTCCTCCAATGCGCTCTCGATGAGCGCGGTTGTGATTTGTGAAAGGGCGCGGGCACTAGCGGACCGGGCCGAGGTGCTGGCGGCGTCGTGGCTCGGCTGCGGGGCCGAGGTAGGCGCGGCCGCGTCCTTGGGCGGCTGGCTGTTTTGCGCGGTGTCCCCAGCGGGTGCGGGGGAAGATTTTGTTATCTGGTCGAGGAGGTCGCGGGCGGCGGCGACTTGTTCGACCAACTCGGGGGTAAGCCCGGAGCGTGATACTGCGTCCGCGAGTTCCTGGACCTTGGCGGATAGGAGTTCGGTTTCGCGGTTGACCCCGACGAGGCAAGGCCCGACCTCGATCAAGCCGAGTTCGCGTAGCTCGTAAACCTCGTACTCTTTGCCGGTGGCCTCATCGGTGTAGGTTTCCCAGCCGCTGTCGAGAATGTCGAAAGCAAACGAGGCTTGGGTTACGCGCCGGCCCTTTAGGAGCCGGTAAACCTGCGCGCCGGTCGGGTTGTCGAGGTCGACCTGGTATTTGACGCGCAGGCCCTTTTCGGTTTCCTCTGCCTCGAGGACTTCTCCGATGTGCGCGAACGGGTCCATCCAGGCGTGGGACCAAATCGCGGGGATTGGGTCGCCCTTGGAGGACCATTCGGTAAGCGAGTTTTTGAACGCGCCGGCGACAACAACATCGCCGTAACTATCGACGTTGCCGAAGACGGACACAATTTGTTCAACGATGCCCTTTTCGTCGTCAGTAGCAACGGTTTTTACGTCCGCCGCTTTCATAAGAGCCGTGCCGGATTTATATTTCGGCGCACGCGCTGCAGTAATCGTCATTGCGTTTTCCTTTGCTGGTTGCGGCGGTGTGCCGATCTAAAGAGGTCCTTGGCCGTAGGTGAGTCGGCAGCTGCAGTTACTGGTCTCGCCCGGGCCGGCTGCGTAGTCGCCGGGGTAGCGGGCGCCGTTGTCGAAGATGTCGTCGATCGCGACGGTGACGCCGTCGAGGCTGGCGTGCGTTGACCGGGGATTGCTGCTTGTGACTTCCCAGGTTTTGGTGCCTAAGCCGGTTTTGCGGGCCGCGTCATGGCCACCGAAACTGCCGAACTCTTTAGCGATCGTCGCCGCGAACACGGCCGCGAGCGCCCAGGTGGCTATTTCCCCTAGGTTGTTTTCCCAGTCTCCGGATGTGAGGAGGGTGGTTAGGCGTTTTGTGAGGCCGTCGTGCCAGTTTTCGGCGTGGGTTTGTGATGCTTTTCCGATCCAGGCTTCGACGCTGGTTGTGTCGTATTCGTCGGTGTCTGGGTCCCAGGTTTCGAGGACTTCCCAGGCTCCTGCTTCGGCTACGCGGATGCCGTGGGCGTGCAGGATTGCGGCGAGTTGCTTGGTTTCGGTTTCCCAGTCGAGTAGTTCGGTGATGGGTGGGAGTGCTTTTTTAGCTTCGGTCTCGAGGGCGGTTTCGAGGCGGGTTGCTTGTCCTTTCCAGAATTTTTCTAGGGCGGTTTCGAGGGCGCTTGCTTCGGTCGCTAGGGGTGCGAGGTCGGTTGGGCGCGCTGATTTGGTGTGGGGTGGCCCTATGGTTTTGGGTCCGGTGTCGAGGGGGCTTGCGAGGCCGCCGACTAGGACGTTGAGCGGTGTGACGAGCTCGTCGCCGCCGGGTAGGCCGGGGAGGTTGAGTCGTTGGCGTTGCTCGTTGCGGGTCATGACCGGCGCGCCGACGAGGGCTTGGCTGGTCTTGGCTTGCTGTTCGAAGCTGCCGCGGAGTTTCGCGTCGACGTTGGCCTCGATGTAGTCGCTTTCGCCGATTAGGTCGGCGAGGCCGATGTCCCATGCTTGTTCGAATGCCATGACGTAGGGGCCGAGGACGTCTTGATAGAGCTGTTCTCGGTAGGCGTCGATGTTGGAGTGGGTGCCTTCGCGGGCGCCGACCAGTTCGGGTGGTACTCGGAACGCGCTGGCGGCTTCGGCGAGGGCGAGTTTGCGGACCTCGACGTATTGGGTTTCGCTTGGCGAGTAGGCGTCCACTTTGGTGAGTTTCATGCCGTCTTCGAGGATCGGGACGTGCCCTTCTCGGCCGCCGCCTGCGCGGTAGCGGGCAAATGATCGCTCGAAGCGCCGGCGGGCGGCATCGGACCAGTTGCTCCCGTTGGGCCCTGCGGGGCGCTCGATTACGACCGGTACTTGGGCGCCGTTTTTCCACATCATGCGGCGGAAGCGGCCGGCCTCGCGTAGTTCTTCGGCGAGGTCTCGCAGGGTGAAGAGCGTGGAGTAGCCGGTCGTGGTTGAGCCGCCGACTGTGACGGTGTAGCCCACGTCAAAAATGACATCGGTTGCTGGGATGTCGTGGTAGCGGCTCCCATCGGAGGGAAACCCGACGCGGACGCCTTGGGGTTCGCCGAATTTGTCGACGATTATTCGCGTGACTGCGGCGGGTATCCGGTAGAAGTGGAGGGTCCCGTCGTCCTGCCATGCGGGGTAGACAACCCATCGGTCGTGGAGAAACAGGTCGGTGTAGAGGGCCTGGCGTAACCGGAATGCTCCGCGCGCGGCCGAGGGGCGGCGTAGGGCGTTAGCGATCGCGCCAGCGCGCACGCGTGAGCGGCCGCCCTTTTCGTCCACCGTGTATTGGTGGAGTGGGATTGAGCCGAGCGTCCAGGCGAGGAAGTCTACGACCGTGCGGACGGCCGATTGTGCTTTGTAAAGGCCGATCGGGTCGAGTTCGCCGGTGTACGAGTCCAGCGGGACGGACAAGGTCATTGCCTGGTGGTCGTTTGGCTCACCTAGGGTGATGATGTCCCCGGAGCGGGCGTGGTAAGCCATTAGCCCTCCCTGATCTGGATGGAAATTATTTGATTTGTGGGCAGCCATAGCCGGCCGTCGACGGGCTGGCTGGTGTTTGGGTCGTGCTCGGCGAGCAGGTGAACGTCTGAAAGCCAGATGCCGGCCTTGCGGGCCTGGTCGAGGCGGCCATCAAACGTGGTTATGTCCGCGCCGGTCGCGGTGACGACGGTGATGACCCGCCGAGAGTATTTGCGCAGATGCCTCACGGCGGGTCCTTTCGATCAAATGATGATTTCGTCCAGGTCGTCATAACCGATGTCGTCGAGCTCGTCCTCGTCCGCGTTGATAACGGACAGGTCTCGGTCCTCATAGGCCGATCGGTAGGTTTCCGCGACCATCCCTTCGGCCATCGCCGAGACCATCGCGGATATGCCGTCAATCTTTTCGGCCGATTTCGCTTTATTT